GGCCAGCCTGAAGGCGGCCGTCATTGCGGTTGTGCTGCACTATTCCACGGCCGACCAGCTGGCCTGATCATCCGGCTAGGTGGCTTTTGAATATGATTGGGATCTGCACTTTCCCTCAATCTGTGCTCCGCTCTCGATGCTCAGGCTCTCATAGGTGATTTCGCCGGTCACCCGCGCGCTTGTATGCAACCTGACCTTGCCACCCGTAACTTGGCCGTTGAAACGCCCCTTTATGTCGATGCTGGCTGCATGGATTTCGCCTTCGACTTCGCCTGCCTCCTCGATGACGATTGAGGACGCTTCCACACTCCCTTTCACATAACCGGGCAACTCGACGGTGCCGGGAAAATACAGCTCGCCCGTGATGCGCGAGCCTGAGCCGAGATGTGAGCGGCCACCGGCCTCCGAGTAGTTTTGATCCGCCATTCAATATCGCCCTTTTGAGTTCTGGCCCATCTCGGGCTCATCCACTTCAATATACAGGAGAATCCTTCATGGCACGAGCCCAAGGGGCGCGGGCGCAGATGGCGCTTGCGTTCGAGACAACCTATGGAACGCCCCCCGTGGGCGGTTTCACGAAGATGCCCTTCGCCAGCACATCGCTGGGGGCGGAGCAGTCGCTGCTGAACTCGGAGCTTCTGGGCTACGGTCGCGATCCGCTGGCGCCAATCAAGGATGCGGTGACAGCGGACGGCGATGTCGTGGTGCCGCTCGACGCCGAGGCGTTCGGGTTCTGGCTTAAGGCGGCCTTTGGCGACCCGATCACGACCGGCACCGGCCCCTGGACCCATGAGTTTCAGTCGGGGTCTTGGACTTTGCCCAGCATGTCCATTGAGACTGGCATGCCCGAAGTGCCGCGATTTGCGATGTATTCTGGATGCGTGCTCGACCAGATCAACTGGCAGATGCAGCGCTCTGGGCTGCTGACCGCAACGGCCCGGCTGGTGGCGCAGGGTGAGACGGTGGGCGCGACAACGAGTGCAGGAATGCCCGCTGCGCTGGAACTACAGCGCTTCGGCCATTTCAACGGGGCGATCACCCGCAACGGCACCGCGCTCGGCAATGTGGTCTCGGCCGACATCACCTACGCCAACAACCTCGACCGGATCGAGACCATCCGCTCGGACGGACGGATCGATGGGGCCGACCCCTCCATCGCCGCGCTGACCGGCTCCATCGAGGTGCGGTTCGCTGATCAGACGCTGGTGACGCAGGCGATCAACGGCGACCCCTGCGAGCTCGAGTTCGCCTACGTCCTGCCCTCTGGCGAGAGCTTCACCTTCACTGTGCACGCCGTCTATCTGCCGCGCCCACGGATCGAGATTTCCGGTCCGCAGGGCGTGCAGGCGACCTTCGACTGGCAGGCCGCGCGCGACAGTCTGGTCGGGCGGATGTGTACCGCCACCCTGATCAACGACCTCGAGGTATACTGATGCTGACGCTTGATCTGACGAACCAGCCGCGCTGGCATGATCTCGCGCCGGGCGTCCGGCTGCAGCTGCGCCCGTTGACCACGGCGCTGATGGTTGCAACGCGCAGCGATACCGCTGTGGAAGCGGTCCCCGAGGAGGCGTCTGACGAGGAACGCGCCGTCGCCTTCGCCAAGGCGCTGGCGCGGCGTGCGGTGTTCGCCTGGGAGGGCATCGGTGACGCGGACGGCAATCCAATCGACCCGAGCCCGGACGCCATCGACGCGCTTCTCGACATATGGCCGATCTTCGAGGCTTTCCAGCTGACCTATGTGTCCAAGGGCCTTCTGTTGGAACAGGAAAAAAACGTCTCCGCGCCCTTGCCGACTGGTCCTTCGGCGGGGGCGATCGTTACTGCCAAGCCTGCACGCAAACCTGCCAAGACTGCCCGGCGCGGCTGAACCTACCCACCACCTTTGAAGGCTCGCAGGTCTGGGACCTGGTCGGTCGCCTCGGCGGCCAACTGCGTGTCCTGCCCGGTGCGGTGATCGGTTGGGACATGTCGGCAGCACTGGCACTCGGTGATGCGCTTGGCGTGCCACCTGCCGCAGCAGCTGAACTGCTGCCCGTCATCGAAGCGGTGATGGTCGCCAAAATCAACGAACAGATGGATCATTCCCATGGCTGAGAAGAGGGTCAGCGTCCGCCTCGCGGCCGTGGGCGGACGGCAGCTGCGCGCCGAGCTGGAAGGTGTCGGCGAAGCCGGGGCGCGCGGGTTTGGGCGGCTCAGCCGGGAGATGGAAGCGGCCAACGCCCGGCTTGCGGCGTTCTCCCGCCGGGTCCGAATTGCCGCTGCAGCCGCAGTGGCCGCCGCTGCGGCTGCGGGCGTGGCCATGGTCCGTTCTGGACTGCAAACGGTGGATGCGCAGGCCAAGCTGGCCCAATCATTGGGCACGACGGTGGCCTCGATCCAGACGCTGGAACGTGCTGGTGAACTGGCCGGTGTCTCCATGTCCGGCATCGAACAGGCGACAAAGGATCTGACGCGCCGTCTCAGCCAGGCGGCTGCCGGGAGTGGCCCCGCCGCCGACGCGCTGGAGCGGCTTGGACTATCTGCAACCGACCTGATTGCCCTTCCGCTGGATCAGCGCGTCGGGGCGATCAACGCGGCCATCGAGGAGTTTGTGCCGGTTGCTGAGCGCGCTGCTGTCGCCGGTCAGCTTTTCGGCGAAGAAGGCTCCATCGCGATGTCGCGGATCGATACCGCGACGCTCCGCCAGGCGACCGAGGATGTTCTGGCATTTGGTGTTGTCGTTTCCGAGCAGGACGCCGACCAGATCGAGCGGACAAACGACGCGATCTCCCGACTTGGGCTTGTCTGGCGCGGGCTGTCGAACCAGCTGACGGTTGCCGCAGCCCCAGCGCTCGAAGCGGTGGCGAATGCCATGGCGTCCGTGGCCAGTCGCACCGGGCCGCTGGGGTTTGCGATCCGGGGTCTCTTCGACAACATCGGCCGTCTGACCACTTACGCCGCTACGTTCGCGGCCCTCCTGGCGGGGCGCTGGGTGGCAGGAATGGTAGCTGCGGCGATTTCCGTACGCGGCCTTGCAACCGCACTTGTCGTGATGCGTGGCGCATTGATCCGCACCGGGATCGGGGCGCTGATCGTCGGCGCAGGCGAGTTGATTTACCAATTCGGCCAGCTTGTCTCCGGCGCTGGCGGCTTCGGAAACGCAATGGCACTGCTGGGCAATCTCGTGAGCGAGGTCTGGGAGCGGATCAAGATGGGGGCTGGCAGCTTCGCAGCCTCTGCGATGGCGGCTTTTGCGGACGTGCAGGCGGCCTCCGCCACCGCGATGCAAGGCGCGCTCGAGGGGGTCGTCGGTTTTGCCAATGCGGCCGTGAACAGTTTTGAGGGGGCTTTCGAGGCGATCAAAGCGGTCTGGGGGCTTTTGCCTGCCGCCATAGGTGATCTCGCGTTTCAGGCGGCAAACAGCCTGATTGAAGGCGTCGAGGCGATGCTGAACGGCGTCGTCTCCCGGATCAATGGCTTCATTGGCGGCGTGAACGCCGGGCTCGAGGCGCTCGGCGTGGAGCGGCGGATCGGCCTTATTGCCGATCTCGATCTGGGGCAGCTCGAGAACCGTTTTGCAGGCGCTGCGACCCAAGCGGCCAACGCAGCGCAGGATGCTTTTGCAGGTGCGTTTGCGGACAACCCGCTGGCCGTTCCGGATCTCGGACTTACTGGGGCCGCCAGTGATGCCACCGCCTCAGCCGAGGCCTGGAGGCAGACTGCGGCCACTCTCGCAGACGGTGCCCTGCAGCCGCTCGAAGCGATGGAGGCTTTGCGCACGGCGATGCGTACTGCCGGAACCGAGGCAGAGACGTCCCTGGACGGGGCGACACTGTCTGCGGATCGCCTCAACGCGGCCTTGGCCGAAGACGAGGCTGGCGGACCTGCCGCCGCGCTCGATGAAACAGCGGCCGCCGCTGGTCGTGCTGGAGGGGCGCTGCAAAGCGCCGCCGATGTCGCGCGCCAGTCCTGGGACGCGGCCCGTGCTGCAGTTGAGCGCACGCAAGAGATCGCGCGGGGATTGGCGGATGACATCACCGGGCCGATCAAGGACGCGCTGAAGTCGGGCGAACTCAGCTGGCAAACCTTCGCGAGCGCAATATCCGGGATCGCCCAAAACCTTGCCAACAGGCTGATCGATACCGCCTTCAAGCCGATCGAGGACGCACTTTTCCGGGCTCTGTCCGGATCAGGCGGCGGCGGTGGCGGTCTCTTTGGCTGGCTGACCAGCGCGCTCGGAGGTCTGTTCGGCATGGGCGGCACCTTCGCGCGGGGCGGTGCCTTTGGGCAGGCGGGCGAGATCACAGCCTTTGCCAACGGTGGCGTGGTTTCGCGCCCGACCGTGTTTCCCTTTGCGCGCGGGATCGGGCTGATGGGTGAGGCAGGCCCGGAGGCCATCCTGCCGCTGCGGCGTGGTCGGGGTGGTCGGCTTGGTGTCGAGGCGAGTGGTGAGGGTCAGGGCGCTCAGTCCGCAACTCGCATCGTCAATGTGCTCGATCCTTCGATTGTCGGCGACTATCTCGCAACGCCTGCGGGCGAGCGGCTGATCGTCAACGTGATCCGGCGCAACCGGGGAGGCCTCGATGCCTGACCTCTGGCCTTTCCCTGTGCGCCAGCCGGTGACTGAAGTGCTTGAATGGAACACCGACACTCTGATCACCGAGGCGGCGGAACAGCGGATCGCGCTGCGGACGGTGCCGCGGTCGATCTTGAGCTTTATGCATCTTCTTGATGCGACAGACCTCGCACGTGCCGCCGAGTTTGCCCGGGCCGGATCGGTCAATACATGGACGGTCCCGCTCTGGCATCTTGCGCGCCCGGCGGCCTCGGCCGTGAATGCTGCCGACCTCACTGTGTTTGTCGACACCAGCGAGGAAGCGTTCGCAGCAACGGGACAGGCCGTCATCGCGGCCGATGGCGGTGAGGCCTATCTCGTCGAGGTCGGCGCGGTCCTGCCGGACCGGCTGGAGCTGGCCGCGCCTGCGGGCGTGAGCCTTGTACATCCGATTGTGGCCCCGTTGGGCATCGGGTCCCTGACGCAGCCCCTCGAGATCGACCGGCGCCGCCAGGGGCTGGGAACGGTCACGGCGACCTTCACGCTGCAGGATGCGACGGATATGTCGGCGAGCAGCTACCCGGCCCATCTTGGTCTGGACGTGCTGACCGATCCGGCCGTGATGCGCCAGCCGCTTGCCGAGAGCATCGCGCAATCCGTCGAATACATCGACAACGGCTTTGGTCCCATCGTGATCGAACCGGTGCTGACCCATGTCCAGCGGCGATCGACGATCACGCTGGTCGATCGAGGCTCGGCCCGCTGGACGCGCCGCCGCTGGCTGCATGGGTTGCGTGGCCGCCAACGTGCCTTCTGGCTCCCGACCTGGGGTCGGGAACTAGTCCAGCAGGCGCCGGTCTCATCCTCCGCCACTTCTGTCGTCGTAGCGGCCACCGCCGATCCCGGCGTCTGGATCGGACGGCATGTGATGTTCGATCTCGCCTCCGGCCCTGTGTTCTTCGAGATCACCAACGCCGTCTATGACGCGCTTGGAATCAGGCTGACCATCGCAGCGCCGGGCAAGAGCATTCCCGTCACAACGCCCATTCATCTGCTCACGAAGGTGCGGCTCGATACCGACCGGATCGAACTGGAACACTTCGGCAATCGCTCCGAGTTCGCGGCTAGCCTGATCGAGATACCCGGATGACCTATGATTTTGCCGAGACCTCGACCGCCGAAGGGCGGCCGTATTTCCTGTATCTGTTTGCGGAAGGCGATCATGTCTGGCGTTTCACCAGCCGGGCAGCGGCCTGGACCTCGCCTGCTGGGGCCATCGCTGATGAAGCCGAGGATCTGATCTGGGACCCTTCAGCGGTCAGCCACGGCTCCATCGTTCAGAGCAGTGATCCCCGCCGGGTCGACCTCAGCGTCACCTTTCCGCTCTCCGATCCCTTCGCGCGCCGTTATCTCGGGCCTCGCGGCCGGGCGGTCACGACGCTCACCATCTTCCGGGGGCATGAACAGGTGCCAACCGAGGTGGTCGCGCATTGGAAGGGCCGGGTCGTCTCGGCCCGGGTCGAGGGGCGGCGCATCACCCTTCGCTGTGAATCTCTGTTCACATCCATGCGTCGCGAAGGCGTGCGCGCGAAGTACCAGCGCCTTTGCCGTCATGCGCTCTATTCCCGGGGCTGCCGCCTCGACATTGAGAGTTTTTTCGTCGGGGGCACAGCGAGCGCGCATCAGGGCCTCACGATCACCGTCCCGGAGGTCGCGTTGCTGCCAAACGGCTGGTTCCGGGGCGGTGTGCTGCGCCACGCGGGCCTTCTGGGTTTCATCACCGGGCATGCGGGAGATGCACTGACGCTTTCCGGCCGCATGCCCGATCTGGAGGCGGCCATTGATGATCCCGAAGCCCTGGCGCTCGTCGAGATCGCGCCCGGCTGTGATCTGCGACGCGACACCTGCAAGGCCAAGTTCGGCAATCTGCTGAACTTTGGAGGCTTTCCCGACATTCCCGGCCGTAACCCGTTTGGCGGCACCAGTATCGTCTGACCCAATTCAGAGAGCCCATCATGGTCTGGAACTTCGTCGTCCAGATCGTCGCCAGCCTCGTGCTGACGGCGATCTCCTATGCGCTGTCGCCCAAGCCGAAGGTCGAGGCCCCGAAGGCGGCAGGGCTTGATGATTTTGACCTGCCGACGGCCGAGGAAGGCCGTCCGATCCCTGTGGTCTTCGGCACCATGTTGCTGCGTGGCCCGAATGTCGTCTGGGCCGGGGATCTCAAGGTCGATCCGATCCGCAAGAAAGGCGGCAAGAAATGAGCGAGGATCTGATTGTCACCGTGCAGGACCTGCGCGCCTCCCGTCTCTGCTTTCAGGGTGCGCGGCCGTGGTTCCGCCGCCATGGCCTCGACTGGCAGGCCTTCCTCACAGACGGCCTGCCTGCCGAAGTGCTGGCTGCCACCGACGACGCGCTGGCATTCCGTGTGATCGCGGAGGCAGAGAAGCGCGCCGCGCGCACCGCGAGCGAGACCTGAGCCATGGGTGGCCGTTCAAAGTCGCAAACCGTCGGCTACCGCTATTCGCTTGGGGCGCATCTGGCGCTCTGTCACGGACCTGTGGACGCGATCCGCGAGATCCGTGTCGATGACCGCACCGCCTGGTCGATTGGAACGGGTCAGAGCACATCGCAAGGAACTGGTGTTGGCGCGTTGGCAAGCTACGGCACCGTCACTGGCATGTCCGCCACCGCCGCAGCAGAGGGCGACAGCGTGGCCGAGGTCCGGTTTTCGGGTACGCTCAGCGGCATTCGGCTTGGCCAGAGCTATGACCTGCAGCTCCTGACGGACAACACAACTCGCACTGTGACCGTGCAGGCCGTGAGCTATGCTGTGGGCACTGGCATTACCACCTGGCTCGTCGAGCCCGCCGCCACGGCCTTCGCGGCTCAATCGGTGGCGGCGTCGGATGCGGTCAGTGTGCCCAGCCTGAACGGCGGCGCTGCGGGCGGGCGCATTCGGATCAACAAGCCCGATCTCTTTGGCGGCGAAAAACGCGAAGGCGGCATCGTTGGCGACATCGACGTGCTGATGGGCGCGCCGAGTCAGGCACAGAACGACTATCTCGCCGCCAATGCCGGAGCCGACGTGCCGGGCTATCGCGGGATCTGTTCTCTTGTGATGCGGCAGGTGTTCCTCGGCCTCAACCCCTATCTCAAGCCATGGTCGGTCCGCTTGACCCGGATTCTACAGGCGGAGGATGGCAATCCGCAATGGTATCCTGAAAAGGCACAGATCGTGCCCGAAGTGCGGATCGGGGATGCCGCGATCTACATCGCCATGGATGCCTCGGGCTCGATGTCGGGCTCGCGCATGGCGGCGCAAATCGCTGCTGTCTCGCGTCTGGTCGAAGAGATCGGCGAGAATGCCCTGGAGCCCAACGACGTCCAGATCGTCACCTGGAACTCCACCGTTTCCGGCACGATTCTGCGGCGGGACGCTGATGCCACCGCATATGGCGAGCTCAAGGACTGGGTCGATGCGCTTTCAAGCTCCGTCAGCGGCGGCACGGATTTCGGGATCGCGGTCAGCCAGGCGGGGGCGTTTTTCAACGGATCGGGCGGTAAACGTCGGATCCTGATCTTCGTCACCGACGGCGAACCGAGCCCGGCCTCGACCCTGCAGACGGCCATTGCAACGCTCGCAGGCATCTCGGAGGTCGATGTCTTCGCCTTCAACATCGCGCTGTCGGACACCAGCGCCACCGCCCAGATCGACAACACGCCTGTCGATGGCGTGCCCGTCGTGCCGCCCGGCGATCCTGATGCACTGGTGGCCTCGCTGCGCGCCGCTTTCGGGCAAGGCCCCGACATGAACCCGGCCCATATCATCCGGGAAAGTCTGACCAACGGAGACTGGGGCCTCGGGCACACGTTCTCTGACATCGGCCCCAGTTTCGCCAACGCCGCGGACGCGCTCTTCTCCGAGGGCTTCGGGTTGTCGCTGCTTTGGCAGCGGGAATCGACGATCGAGGACTTCATTGCCGACGTGCTGAAGCACATCGACGCCTATCTCTATGTGGATCGTCGCTCTGGCCGCTGGGAGTTGCGCCTGATCCGCGCGGACTACGATGCCGAAACGCTGCCGGTCTTCGACGAGACCAATGTCGTCGACTGGGGCGAGCTTGGCCGTCGCGAGGCCGCTGATCTCGTCAACAGCGTCACGGCGAAGTTCTCTGACGCACGCACCGACCAGACCGGATCGGTCAGCGTGACGGACACGGCTCTTGTCCAAGACCTCGGTCAGGTCGTCAGCGCCACGGTCGATTATCCAGGCGTGCGCTTCGAGTCCCTTGCGGTGCGGGTCGCGGAACGCGATCTGCGTGCGCTGTCGGCACCGATCCTGTCGGGCGAGATCACCGTTTCCCGTGTCGGTGCCAATCTCGATCCGGGCGACGTGATCGCGTTGTCAAACCCAAGGCGAGGGCTCGAGGGCGTTGTGGTCCGGATCGTCGAGATCGACCATGGGGACGGGCGCGCCAATGGCGTGCGCCTCAGGATCGCCGAGGACGTTTTTGCGCTTGGCGAGACCGCCCTTGTCGGTGGCGAAAGCGGCGATCCCGGCAGCCTGATCCTGCCGCCCAAGCCACTGACGCGCCTTTGGGTGGCGGAAGCGCCATACTGGTTGCTGGTCCAGGAGTTGGGGCATGCGCAGGCTGACGCACTCCTTGATGAGGATCCGGGTGTGGGCGCGATCATCGCGGCCGGGGAACGTCCCTCGGCCGATGCGCTCTCGGCGCAGGTCTGGAGCGACAGCGGCGCAGGGTACACGCTGGAAGAGGCGGTTGAGTTCGTGCCGACCGCTCTGCTTGTGTCGGACATCAGTGACGATCCAGACGAGCGCGTCCTCGATGTGGCCAGCTGGACCGGGCTCGGGAATGTGGCTATCGGCACGCTGGCCGTAATCGGCGATGAGCTGGTCCGGATCGACGGGGTGAGTGCGACAGCGCTGACCGTCGGGCGCGGGTGTCTCGATACGGTGCCGCAAGCCCATACCGCAGGCACGCCAGTCATCTGCTGGCAGCAGCTGGCGAATGCGTCGGAGGCGGGGTTTGTAGCCGGAGAGACGGTCACGATCAAGATGCTGCCCGAGACCGGCTTCGGGACGCTGCCGCTGGCACAGGCACCCGAAGATGCCGTGACGCTGGCCAGCCGTGCCATCCGTCCGCTGCCACCCGGGGATCTGCGTGGCAACGGTGTCTCGGTCGTAAACCCGAACGTGCTGAACCTCGGGCCGGTCCTTCTGACCTGGTCCCATCGCGACAGGCTTACCCAGACCAGTAGCGTGTTCGATGCCTATGACGCAGGCGATATCGGGCCGGAACCCGGCGTTACCTACGCCGTCGAGATCCGCTGGGTCGATCCCGATACCGACGCAACCATCGAGCCACCAGCCGCAGTGATCGACGTGGGCGCCGCCAATAGCGTCACGCTGACCAAGGAGGACGTGCCGATCCTTGACGCTCCCACCGGCACCAAGCATTTCGAAGTCCAGGTGCAGGCGCGCCGCACGGCTGGAACGATCACCTACGAGGCCTGGCAGGCGCGCTCGATCCGGCTGTTCATGCCGGACGGTATCAAGGTCGCCGAGGCCTCCGTCTGGACCGAGATCGGGGCCGACGCGCGTCTGACGGTCGCCGACACAGTGATCTTCCTTGATCGCGGCGGGGCGGTACAGCTGACCATCGCAGAGGCGGTCCTCTGGATCGGCTTTGGTAGTGACGCGCGCCTCACCATCCCGGACATCGATATCTTCAACGAATGGGGCGGTCAGTCCCGCCTCACGGCCGCCGAGGCCGCTCTCTACATCGAGGTACTTCCATGAGCCACATTCTCCATCTTGGACACCAGGTCACCGACCTTGCGGGCATCGAGGGCCGCATCAGCGCCGACGCTGCCGGTTTTGATGCTGATCTCGACGTCAACTGCATCAAGATCACGACCACCGAAACCGCCTCTGTCCCGTTCTCGGCATCCTGGGGTCCGCCGACGGGGGATGTCTGGCTCGGGTTCCGCTACCGGGCTCCCGCGAACACCGCGAGTTTCATCGGCACGGATGGCAGCTTCCTCGAGTTCTATGACGATAGCAGCAGCCTCATCGCCAGTGTCCGCACCGAACGCGACGACGAGAAGTACCATGCAATGGCCTATGGGGACACGACGCAGGAGGGCGCGTCCTCCTTCAGCGCGGCCGATGGTCAGCCGTATTGGGTCGATGTCCGAATCTCGGTTGGTGCCGACATCACCATCGATTTTTACGTCGACGGCGTGCTTCAGAGCAGCGCCACCGCGCCGAACGCCGGCGGCAAGGGCAAGCCGGTGAAGTGCATCTGGAAGAACTTCGGGCTCCACGACTATTACACAAACACGACCTGCTACTACGCGCATATCGCGGTGCTCGACGGCGTCTCGAGCATCGGGCGGCGGTTTGCGCGGCGAACGCCTGATCTGGTCGCGACCTATGACGCGTTTTCGGGCGGGGTCGATGCGGTGAAGGACGGCGACATTGCCACGCGCGCGGCGAGCGACATTGCCGGTCAGCGCATGTCGTTTTCGCTGGCGGGGCCAACGGGGCCTGCCGGGGCCTCGGCCATCGCGGGCGTGCATGTGAAGCAGCACGCTCAGCTCGCTCAGCTCGGGACAGCAGGACCAACCGGTATTGCGGGGTTCCTGCGGATCGGCGGGGTCGACTATGATGCGTCGCCCGATACGCCGTCGCCCGATTTGGCCAGTCCGGTCTATTCGACCTGGGACGTGAACCCGGCCGACAGCACGCCATGGACCACGGCTGCGTTGCCGACGGAAGCCGGGATTGTCTCGTCATGACGCCACCTCGCGCCAATCAGGGCGACATGCGCATGTCCGAGATCGAATTCCAGGCGATGCTGACGCGTGCTGCTGAAGCGGGTGCCAAACGGGCGCTGGCCGACGCCGGGATCGATGGCAAGGACGCCGCCCTCGATATTCGTGATCTCCGCTCACTGCTCGACTGCATCCGTTTCGTGCGGCGAACGGCCGTTCAGACAGCTGTTCATCTGATCACCACTGGCGTGATGCTGGCGCTCCTCGCCGGGATCGCCCTGAAGTTGAAGATCTTCGGTGGCGGTCCGTAATTGCGCGCCGAAACAACACTCTCACCCACCCGAACCCGCCCATGTGGCGGGTTTTTCGTTTCTGGAGGACACCATGACCACGACCTTCTACGAGCATTGGCAAGACGTGCCGGACGACACCTGGCATTGGCCGGATTTCTCACCCGCCGAAATTGCCTGCCGGGGCACTGGCAAGCTGCTGATCAACGAACCCGCGCTGGACAAGCTGCAGGCGCTGCGCGCCCGGCTGGGCAAGCCGCTGATCGTGCGGTCCGCATATCGTAGCCCGGAGCACAATAGCGCCGTCGGCGGCGCGACGCGGTCCAAGCACATGGATGGAACGGCGTTCGACATCGCCATGTCAAACCATGATCCCGTCGCCTTCGAAGCGGCTGCGCGTGCTGTCGGCTTCCTTGGGTTCGGCTTCTATCCGCGCTCGGGTTTCATGCATGTCGACCTTGGGCCCGCCCGCCAGTGGGGCGAGCGCTTCCCGGTCCGCGCGACAGCTTTTGCCGCGGAAACCCAGCCAGCGCGCGAAGTTCTGGCTCAGAGCCGCACCATGAAGGGCGGTGGGGCCGCAGGTGTCGCGACACTGGGCGCGGCGGGTGTCGAGGTCGCGCAGAATGTCTTGGCTGACACGCAGGCCGCTGTTCTCCCACTGGTGCCACATCTCGACACACTCCGCTGGGTATTCATCGCCTTGGCACTCGCGGGCATTGCGGTCACGATCTATGCGCGCCTCGATGATTGGAAGCAGGGGCAGCGATGATCGCAACCTTGCTCAACGGGTTCGCCGCCACCCCATGGGCGAGGGCCGCGCTGCGCTATGGGACCATCGCCCTCGCCATCGTCCTGTTCCTGCTATCGATCCGCCGTGCCGGGGAGCGCATCGGCCGGATTGCTGAACGTCTCGAATCCACGGAGAAGGCCAATGAAATCCAACGACGGATGCTGGAGGCGGCGGCTCGCCGTCCTCGTGATCGTGATGAGCTGGTTGACCGGCTGCGCGACGGCGGGTTTTGAAACGAACGGCGTGACAGCATGTCCGCCGGTCGTGGAATACAGTCGGGGGTTTCAGGGAGCTATGCTTGAATTTGGGTGACGCGCATCATCAGGCGGCGCGGTTTTCGGTATCGTTTGTGTGTTCGATACCGTCTGTGAACTTGATTCCTTCGATAACCTTTGGCAACTGATTTCTGC